TTCACGAGATCCTGCCACACGAGCGTGCCCGTGGTCGTGTCCGCGGCGGGAGTGACCGTCATCACCGAACCGTCGATGGTAGCCGTCGTCCCGTTCGTGATGATGCCCTCCGGCTGAGACGAGGCGTGTCCCGTCCCGTTGAGGATGCCCGCCTCGATCGCGTTGTTGACGGCGATCCCGAACGAGCTGCCGACGATCTGGTCGAGCGCGATGTCGGTGTCCATCAGCTCATCCTCACCGATCTTCGTGATGCCGTACAGATCCTCGACATACAGGTACTGCTGCGACGGCGTGAACGAGCTGGGCGAGAGGGCGGTGCCCGTCTCGAGCTTGCCCCACCCGACGGTCAGCTCGGTCAGGCCACGCAGCGACAGCCTGTCCCGCGTCGTCTGGCGAACCGAGCACAGGTCGTACATGACGTTGAGCTGGGGGAGCTGGCGGTACACGCCAGCGACGAGGTCGAACGGGACGATGATCTCGCCCGTCGCGTCCTCGACGAGGTTCTTCACGTTGTCGGGAGACATCCGCTCGAACCGTCCCGCCTTCTCGACGTACTCCATCACCGCGTCGCGGTGCGCGCGATACGCGTCCTCCGACACTGGCCGACCGGCGATGCGGCTCGCGCGCTTGGCGTCCGCCTTCAGGTCGAGACCGTCCTTCGCGTCTGCCTCGGCGCGGAGGCTAGCCGCCTTCGTCTGGACCGCAGCCTCGACGTTCGAGATCCGCTCGTTGATCTCGTCGAGGTTGCCCTTCAGGTCGGCCGCGGCCTCCCCGTACTTCTTGACCTCCGCAGCCACCTCGGCGTTGCGGCGGTTCAGTTCGGGATAGAGCTCCCGAAGCTCTTTGAGCAGCTCCTCCATGAGAGCTACACCTCCACTAGTTCGCGGTTGACGTGTGACCGCATCTCTGCGATCAGGGTGCGGACTGCCGTTTCGGCGGCTTCCGCTTCGCCGTCCGCGAGTGCCGAGGCGGCTCGCTTGTGGCCCATCCCGCTCAGGAACTCCCTGAGCTGAATCTCTGTGGTGTCGGCTTTCGCGTGCTCTGCCACGCTGGGCGGCACGATCAGGCCGAGATGCTTGTAGGCGGCTTCGAGCCGCTGGTATGCGGTGTGGATAGCGCCAGCCGGCCCGTTGGTATGCCCGATCCGCGAAGCGGCTGCTGCGACGCCGCCCTTGTCCGGGTCGCTGGCGTACGAGTTGCCGGGCGTCGCGATGGGCAGGCCGTACCGTTCCTTCGGCGTGCCCGAACCCCTGTCCAGTATGCACGCCTTCTCCCACTCCTCGTCCGAGTAGTTGCTTGCCTCGCCGTCCCACCGCTGCTCGAGTGAAGCCTTGAGCGCGGCCAACTCCTTGCGGAGCTCGGCCACCTCGTCAGCCTCGCCGCGCAGCTCGCGGTTCTTCACCTGCGTGATCGCCGCCCTGGTGTTCGCCGGGAACGTCACGAGGCTGATCTCCCACAACCTGACTTCGCGGATGCTCCTGGTCTGCGTCTGCTGGTCGAAGTCCGCCTTGCCCTCGGGGATCGTGAAACCGATGCTCATCGCCTTGATCGCCCCCGCCTTCAACAGGGCGTGCGCCTCGCGACCCCTCTGCGTGGCGAGGACGATGCGGCCTTCGACCTCGAGGCCATGCTCGTTCTCCGCCATCTGCGGGTACGTGCCGATCACCTCGTCGGTGTCGTGCTGCCAAAGCATGGGGAGCGTCCCGTTCGCCTCGTTCGCGGTTTTCGTGAACGCGCCCTTCTCGATCACGTCGCCGTACGAGTCTTCGTTGCCGAACGTCGAGGCGTAGCCGCGGAAGTTCGCGTATTCGCCGTCGTCGGTGATCGACTTCGTGTCGATCTTGAGCCGGAACGTTTTGAGGAGCATGTCCATCGCTCCTCGTATCGTGGCTTCTCGTCCGCTAGGCGTGGCACACTATCAGCGGGCTTCGGTAAGCCCGGCCACGTCCAGTCGCCCCGGCCCGGCCAGCTCCTAGAGCGATCGGCCGCGCCGGGGCGACAGCCAACCGCTAGTCAGGCCACGAACCATCCGGACGCTGATGCTCCTGCCGCCGACACCTGCGACAATCCCGCATCCTGGAGCCCATCGCCCAGAACGAGTCTCCCCAATCATGGCCATACCGTCGGCACTCCTCGCGCGCACGCGCGCGCGCGGCACGCTTAGGCGCTCCATGCTCCTGCCAATACCAACACGCCAACACGAACGCCGCGAAGAAGAAACCGACGACCGCCACTACGCCTCGACTACGGCGTGGCCCGTGTCCAGCATCAACGAGGCGAAGTCGGATCCGTCTGGCAGGGCGATCGACCCGTCGAACCGGCCGCCATACTTGTCCCACCCATGCGACACGACGGTGACGCGCGTTCCGGGTGGGCAGATGGTGAGGGCGTAGGCGAGGGCTTCGCGGCCTTCCGGCGTCCCCAGTTCGGGCGCGTTGATGCCGAATATGCGGCACGAGAGGATGGGGTGGCCGTCCAGGTCGTGCGAGACGGCGAACATCGAGAAGCCGAGGTCGAGGTCGATGTGGGCGGTGTCGCCGTCGTGCCAGTCACGGACGACCGCTGGGTACGGGCCGAACATCACTTCGCGACCCACCCCGCCGTACCCGTCCCCGACTCCTTCACGTAGAAGGAGGTGGCCGTGCCGCCGTCGCTGCGCTGGTACGTCGACCCGACAGGCGCAGCCACGAGGGGCGCGCCAGCGCCGAACAGGATCTGCGGGCCGCCGTTCCCCAACACGACAGCGCCCGACGCGAGCACCTTCAAGAGTTGAGCGCCGTTGTTGCGGATGTCTAGGAGCGCGCCCGTCGTGCCGCCAGCAGACGCGTCGATGTGGATGCCCTGGCAGGCGGTGCCTGCGCCTTGCAGGTCGATCGAGATCGCCGAAGCGTTCGCGTCCGTGTTGTCGCCCGGCCCGGTATGCGTGATCTTCACCGATCCGCGGCCCGTTTCGACGCCTGATACTTGGACGCAGCTCGCGGCGGGGTTCGAGCTGACGAGGTTCGCGGCGCTCGCGAACGCGTTCCCCGACCCCGTCAGGTTCGCGGTCAGGGCGTGGGCGTGCGCCGAGCCGCCGCCGTTCGCGCTCGTGATCGCCGCGCCCTGCGAATCGGCGGGGGCGTTGACGGTGAGGGGGACGGACGCGGCGGCTGCGAGGAGCGCGGCGTGGAGTGTCTGCGCGTCGCCGCCGTGCGCTGTGAGGTAGCCGCGCGTCGCCGCGATGATCCCTTCGAGCGTTTCGTCGAAGGTTGCGCTCACCGCTCAACCTGGAAAACTACGGTGCAGCGACAATTTATGACTTCTGACGGGGGTGCTGTGGGGTCGCCCGGCTGTTCCATCTGGTACCCGCCGACCGAGAACGGTTCGTCCATCCCGCGCGTCTGACCGTCAGCCTCGGCGTGGGTCTCCCTGGTGCGGGTGTCCATCGTCGCGAGCCACTCCTTCTTTAGGGGTAGCCCGGTGGAGCGGGCGGCGAACATCGCTCCAGCGTTGGACGCGCCGATCGTTTCTGTCCTTGCGATGCGCTCGGCGCGTATCGGCCCCATCGTCTTGAAGAGCGACCGGATCTCGTCGGCGATCTTCTGGATGCTCAACCCGTCCTCGAGCCCCTTCGTGATGACGGTTTGGAGCATCTTCCTGGTCGTCGCGTTCACCTCACCCACCCTGGTGAGGGCGACCTGACGTACCCATTCGGCTGCGCCCTGGTTCCACCAACTCGGGGTAGAGTCGTCTCGCGTGTCGAGGCCGTTGAGGGTGCGCTCACCGAAGTCCTGCGCGACGGCGGACAGACTCGCGGTGTAGAGGCGTTCCCACTGGGCTTGTGGGATGTGGTGGACGACGCGCATCATCCCCGCCGAGTCCGTCGCCTCGCCGACAGCCTTCGCCACATACTCGCCTTCCGCGGCGAAGCGCGCCTCGAAGCGGCGGCGGAGCTGCTGCTCCCACGCCGACCGGGCCGCTTCCCAGCCGCGCCAATAGTCGGCGCGCTGCTCGCCCTTCAAGTTGAAAGCGCGGCGACTCTTCGGCTTCGTCACGTCTCCGTCGCCGTCCGGGTCGGCCGGCACCGCCTCCGGCTCCGCCGGAAGCTGCGCAGGCGGGGGTGGCGGAGTGCCGAGCTCGTCCTCGGGGATGATCTGCGTCGTCGCGGGGATAAGGAACACGTCGCCGCCGTCGATCGGTTTGAGGCCGACAGCTTCGCGCCGCTCGTTCACCATCATCCTGGGATCATTCGTGCGAGTCCACGCCGACGCCCTGTCTTCCTGCAACGCCTCGATCTCGTCCGTCTTGTAGGCGAGGAGGACGGGGTTCGGGTACTTCGGCGCGAGCCACCCGTTCAGGTCGTCCCTGCGATGGTCTTCGAGGGGGAGGACACAATCCTCGTATGACGCTTTGCGGGCTTCCTCATAGTTGGCGTAGGTGGCAGAGGCTTCGGGGTCGACGAGGGGCATGGGCCAGCCGAACGCGGCGCAGATCCTTTTGAGCGCCGACTTCTCGCCTTGTGTCCAGTCCATGTCCTTCGGCGAGACGCCCATCTCCTGCCACGACACATCCCCGTCCAACAGGAGGACTCGGCCGGCGTTCTTCGGCCCCTCAACCTTCTGCTTCAACTCCGACTTCAACTCTGTGCGGCTCTGCGGGTCGAGCGTCTGCTTCGCGATGAACGCGCCCGTGAGGCGGCCACCGTTCTGGAGGAGCGCCATGTTCCACTGCTCCCCCATGTTGTCCCTGTCCACCGCCCTAGCCGCGGCCTCGAGGGGCGACATGCCGTACCAGTCGTCGTCGGGGTTGTAGAACTTGTGTTGGAGCATCTGCTCCGGCGAGAAGTCGAGGTAGCTTGTACCGGTTATCGAATATCGGTACGCCTGGATGCGGCCCTGCGCGTTGGGGATGATTCGGATGCGGTGCGGCATCTGCGGCCACAACTCGACCGGGACGCCCTTCGCGTCCAACACCGCTTCGAGGTAGCTACTGCCGGCGATGAGCCAGTTCGACACGACGGCTTCGGTGAGCTGGCCTCCCCCCATCTCCGGGTTCGGCCTGGCGAGGAGTTTCAGGATGGGGTGGTCTTCAGACTCGGTGAGCTGCCCGTTGCGGCGGTAATAGTCGAGGCGCTGCCTAGCTTCGAGGCCGTAGTGGCGTTCAATGTCGCGCATCGCCCGCGCGCCGCCCGACGCTTCGGGCACCATCGCCGTCCACGGAATCCCCTTCGCCGTCCGCGAGATCCCCGTGATACACGCATACACCCACGCGTTCCGTTTATACCCTTCGCGGATCAGCGTCCTGGGGTCGACGCGCATCCAGACGGGGTCGTTCGCGCCGACGAGCGCGGCCACGGTGAGAGGGCCGGCCGCGCTGTCTTTGCCTGCTATCGCTCCGGCGAGCCGGTCGCGGAACCTACCCAAAGCCTGTCCTCGGATTGGCCCCGCCGTCACGGGGCGTGAACGTTCACACGGTCACGGTACGAGGAACCACTGCGAGGCGGGCACTATCCATCGGCGCTGGTAGGGTGGAGGGGTGGATCCGAACAATGAAGCCGCCGTCGTCGCTGTATCGCAACTGGACGTGACCGCTCTCCGCGCCGTGCTCTACGAGGAGGGCGGCAATCTGACGGAGCGTGGCCGCGTAGAGTCGATCATCGAGCGCGCCCAGACGGCGCTGGCCGACGCCGAGATGGCTCGTCGCGGCGATGGGTTGGGGACGGACGTGATCGACAACCACGTCCGCGAGCGCCTAGCCGACAGCTAGAGCACTTCGAGGCGCACCCTGCCGCCCATCGCGACGCCAAGCGTCGCATACACGTGACTGTCGACCATGTCGTCGTGCTCCCCCACCGGGAACTGCGTCAGCTCCAACTCGAAGTCGCCATCCCGCAAACTCTCGTCGTGGATGACCTGTCCATTCTCGTACAGCACGGCAAGCGGCTCGGCGCGGATGATCTTGTCCTTCTGGGGATGCACCTCCTCGACCGGAACGCCGAACGCCTCTCGCAGCGCGTGGGCGAGCCATACCTGCGCCTGCGTCGACTCGGCGCGGATCACGGGCGCGTAGGGACGCCACAGATCGTGGATGAAACCGATGCGGTCTACGAGCGCCGCCTGTCGCGCCCGGCCGCGCCACGAGTGAACGACGTGGTACTCCGCAGCGCCGCCGATCTGGGCGGTGACGGTGACGGTGCTGTAATCGTTCTCCTTCTTCTCGCCGACGGCGACGTCGACGCCAATCCTCACGCGCGCGGCGAACTCGCCCGGCTCGGCCATCAAGAGGCGCTCGCGCATGTTCGAGTAGCGGAAACGGCTCCGCGGGAACATCTGGCGGCTCTCATCTACCGGCTGGTGCAGGTACTCGCGCGCGAACGCGAACGACCCCATCTCCTTCCGCTTCGCTACCAACCGCATCGCGCCCCACAGGTCGGGCCACGTCGAAGACTCATCCACAGCCGCGAGCAGAAAGGGATCGACGGCACCCCTTACCAACGCCTCGTTCCACTCGCCCGCCTCTAACCGACCCGCGTCGCGGAGATCAGTGATCGCACCGTCGACCGCCTCCACCAACTCCATCAACAGCGCCGTGTCATGCACCGCGTGGTACGTGTGGGGCCGCCACGGAGCGCCGCGAGTCATCAACCGGGCGAGGAGCGCGTCGTGGTGGAGGAGCGTCCCCACGACGTAGACGTCGCACTTCGGCGACAACGCGCCCATCAACGCGCTCGAGAACCACGCGTCGAGCTTCTCGCGCTGCGCCTGGGTGTGGACGCTCTCATCGTTCTCCAGGTCGTCGACGAGGACGAGGTCGGGGCGTTGATGGCGGTTCCTGCGGCCTCGCATGTTCGTGTTCGACCCGACGGCCTGGATACGGAACCCGTTCGCGAGGATGACGTCTGTGTCCCTGTCCGCGACGATCCGGCCGCGGACGCGTAGGCGGGCGAGGTGCGGGAAGTCGGCCAAAAGACGATCATTCGTGTCGAGCTCGGAGATGACGTGGCCCAATGCCTGCGCCGCCTGCGGGCCGGTGTCCTGCACCATCAACACGTACTGTTTCAATTGGCGCGCCGCGGCGATCAACGGGGTTTCTAGGCTGACGACGGTGCTCTTCGCGTAGCCGCGGGGGGCGAGGAACACTTCGCGTGCTTCTTGGCCGAGCGTCCCGAACACGCGGCGGTGGAAGTTGTCGTGCCACTCTGCTGGCGGGACGATGAGGCGCTGTTCGTCGCGCATGTAGTCGCCGAGGTAGTACCGCATGAAAGCGCGGCCGTAGCCTGGTGTTGTCGGGTCGGCGGTGACGGCGGTTTCGCGGTATTCGGCGAGTTTCCGCGCGCGTTTGCGGACGAGCTCGAGGTGCCGGTTCGTCACGGCGACGGCGGGGCTTGCTGTTCCACCACGAGCGTCTGCGTGCCATCCCCAACCGACTCCAACCGGATAATCCCCACCGCGCCCTCCTGGAGGACGCCGTAGAAGGCGCGGCTCAACTGGAGGGGAATCACGATGTTCCCCGCCCTCGGCCTGGGCATCCGAGGCGTCGGCGTCTTCAAGACGATCGCGACGTGGCACTCATATCCGATGCGGGCGAGTATGTGGCGGGCGAGGAGGAGTGTGAGGATCGACGCGCAGGCGATCGTCGTCACCGTCCAAGTGGTGGCGATGATGAGCGGCACGTTCACGGGTCGATCCCGTGGCGCTCGTAGATCCGGTCGGCCCAACGCACGAACCAAGGCTCGGAAGGCATCCGGCACATGAATCGGTCGAGCGGAGTGACGAGCCGATTCCATTCGGGGTCGTTCGACCCGGGGCAGCGGTGCGTGACCCATGCGTAGCACCACCATCGCGACGCGGCGCAGACGATTCGCTCGAACGGGTTCACGGGTCGACCTTGTCTTCCGCCTCCAACTGCTCCACCGACAACCCCCCAAGCTCATCCGCCACAGCCTCCAACACGGCGCGCTGCGACTCGTCCCGACCACTAGCGTCCGACGTGCGCTCCGTCACGCCACCAGTCAACAACTGCTCCGCCTTGATAAGCGCGACGAGCTCGGTAGGCGACACGTTCACGTCGCCGGCCTGCAACCGTCTCGCGTACGCCGCTTTCGACGCGGAGATCAGTTGGAGGTTGTGACGGACGCGCTCAACCGCCTGCTTCGCCAAGACCTTGTCGGCCTTCTCGCGCGCTTCGAGGTCGAGCCGCGCCGACCTGGCCGGCCACTCATCATCGCGACTCCACTTCTCGATCGTCGACAACGCGACGCCGAAGTGCGCCGCCGTCTCGCGCTGCGTCCTCGTATCCCCATCATTCCACCAGTAGGAGAAGGCGACGTCGGGCTCGACCTTGCGTTTAGGGCCGGTGCGGCGTGGACGGTCGGCCACCAGACGATTATCCTTCCGCAACCTTGAGGTTGCGCGTCT